ATACGATTTAAAATCTAAAGATTTAAAGTAATGGATATATTCTTCGTATTTGCTGTAGGATTTGTATTAGGATTGTATATAGCTACACAGATAGACAAATCTGATACATTTAACCAAAATAAAAAATTAATTGATAACATGAATAAATTTGATAAACATGGAACTACCAAAATCAAAGGTAAAGGCTAGCCGTAAATCGCCTAAAAACATGATAATCTATGGTCCACCTAAAATAGGTAAGACTACAGTATTATCACAACTTGATGATTGTTTAATTATAGACTTGGAAGACGGTTCAGACATGGTTGACGCTTTAAAAGTGAAAGCCAATAGTTTGAAAGAACTCCAATCTGTAGGAACAGCAATTATGAAAGAAGGACGACCATATAAGTACATAGCAATTGACACTATATCTAAGTTAGAAGAGATGTGTGAGTCATATGCTAAAGCTATTTATATGAAAACTCCAATGGGTAAAAACTTTGATACAAAGAACCCTGGTGCATCAGTACTATCACTGCCTAATGGCGCTGGCTACTTATATTTAAGAATGGCCTACAAAGAATGGATAGATAAACTGAATAAACTAGCGGATCACATTATCTTAGTTCGACACCTAAAAGATAAGATGCTTGAGAAGAAAGGTAAAGAGGTTGCTGTTAAAGACCTTGATTTAACCGGTAAGATCAAGCAAATTACCTGCGCTAATGCAGATGCTGTTGGTTATATTTATAGAGAAGGAGATGAGACTATGGTTTCATTTGACTCTTTAGATGATATAACTGCAGGTTCTAGATGTGCACACTTAAAGGGCAAGACCATGCCTTTAGAATGGTCAAAAATATTTATAGATTAAACACAAAAAAAATGATTGAATCAAGAAGCGCTGTAGAGCCTAGTACTACAACAGGAACAAAACCTGCTAAAATAACAACTACTATGATTATTGCTGATTTAGAAAATGGCATAGATCGTAATGGTATTAAAGCTAAGTATGATTTAGAAGCTTGGGAAGTTAAGCAAATGTTTATGCACCCTACATTAAAAGGCAAGAAAGCTAAGAAAGTTAGAAAATTATCTTTTGAGTTTGTAGATGATACAGAGACAGCTGTAGATCCTAATCAAACTTCTATTGAAGTACCTACAATTGAAGATACTTTAGACTTAGTAAAAGAGCAACAAGCTGAAGAGTTTGGAGAAGATTTTGACAACGAGTCAGACGAATTTGAATATTAATAATTAAAACCGATAAAAAAATGGCAATACAAAGTAATGCAAGTACAGAAGAAGTAGTAGGGGGAATGAAAACATTCTCAGGACTAACAAATGTTAAAGTTTTAGCAGTAAATCCAACAATGGCAGAATTACATGCTATGGATATTAATGTTAAGCAAGAACCTAATTATGATGTATCATTTAGTGATACTGATTACAAGAAAATTGTATTTTGGTTAGGATGTGCAGATGGTAACTTTAAATTAGAAATCTTAGCTAATAATACGCATAGAACTTCTCAGTCAGGTAAATTCCAATGGATTAACAATGTTGGACAAACTACATGGTCTGAAGACTCACCAAGTTATGACTGGTGGAAGAAAGAAGGAGAGCGTAAAGCTTATACAGGCGAAGAAACTTTAATTAATTTTACTAAAGCATGGGCTAATGTAGCTGCAGGAGATGAAGTATCATTTGATACTATGCCTGCAATTGCTAGTGGAACTGTGACTGAAATTAAAGCTTTAATTAGCGCGTTAAGAGAGAATGAAGTTAGAGTTCTTATTGGCGTAAAAGATGGTAAATACCAACAAGTATATACTAAATACTTTGGTAGAGTAAAACCACAAAGAGATGATTTATTTGTTAAAGCACTTAATGATGACTATGGTTCATTTAATGCTGACTTTAATGCAGATCTTAAGTGGGGACCTCATATCTCAACAGCTGGGCTAGTTGCTCCAGACACTATTAAAGAAGAAGATGATTGGGTTATGCCAGACACTCCTCAAAATGGTTCTAAAGTAACAGAAGACGCGCCTTTCTAATGGCTATTGCTAGTAGAAGCAGCCAAGATCACTTACATACAGATGTCATACTCGGAAAAATTTCTGAGTATGACATTTTTA